CGATCTTCCGTCTGAAAATTAGGAAACTTTTTATCCTTTAGTACATACATATAAACTATAAAGCAAGACAAAAGAGGTTAAAGTTGATTGTTGACTTAATTGAATTGCAAGAAGTAGAGATTAACAAAGTGGTTAATTGCATTAAAGAAGTAGGTAAAAGTAGAATCTATGCAGATACAGTTGAATACATTGTATTTTTAAAAGACGGAGGTATGTACTCTATATTCTTAGAGCAGCCTAAACTATGTTGATTTTATATATTAAGTTATTAGCAATGTTCTTATCTGTGTATGGATCTATTAGCTTACTTCTTTCAGAAGAAATTAAAGATAAACTTAGGATTAAAAGTAAGTTTAGATATTTTATAAAGGAAAAAGACTTAATTACAAAAGCTACAGATAAAGCTACATTAGAAGATATAGAAGTTTATAAATGGGGATTTAAAGCTACATTAGATATAAGTAAAGTATGTGCATATGAGGATATTGAAAAACATTCAGATTACCTAAAACAAATGTTTAGGGCAAAAGAAGTAAACATGATAAATAAGAAAGGCACAGTTGAAATTGAAGTGTTTAACAAAGATATAGGTGATATTAAGTATGAATATATAGATATGTCACCCTATGAACTTATATTTGGCTATAACAAAAAAGGCGAACCAATAACAGTAAACATGAAGAAAACTCCACATATAGGGGTGCAAGGTGCATCTAATAGTGGCAAGTCAAAAATGGTTGAACTAGCTTTAAGAAACTTAAAGGATAAAGCAGATGTAATATTATTAAATTGCTTTGAAGATGATTTTGTAAGTATACCAGGAAGAAGAATAGCGAATAGTGATGATATATTAGATTATTTAGAAAATATCATAGAAGAACCATATATAAGAGAAAGACCACTATATCTATTATTAGATGAACTAAATGTACTTGGAAAAGATAAGAAGATTAATAAGGCTATTATGGATGTTTTAGCACAAGCCAGGCATTTTAACATCTTTTTAATTGCTCTTGGTCAGAGTTTATTAAAGGAAAATTGTCCGTATAAGCAGTTATTTAACGTTAGAGTTACATTTAGAGCGATAGATAGAAGCAGTATAAGTGCCTTTTTAGGATGCACAGTAGAAGATACACAATTAAATCAAAGGGAGTTTATTTGTTATTCAGATAGCATTTATAGGGGGAAGTCCTACCTACTATAAGTATTATGTTAAGCAGAATTGGTCGAAGTTTTCGTGTAGCAAGTGGAATGCGTAGTCTTGGAATACAACTTGTTGTTTACAAGCGAAGCATGGAATGAAGCGGAACGAAAGCTGAGAACAATCAGGCGAAGCCTAATAACTTGATAGTAGTGGGGTAATTCAAATTAGATGAAAAAAATCGAAAATCTATATAACTTAAAAATAATTACTAGCGGTGATAGATTGGAAATCTACAAGATGAATAATTATTTAGCAAGAACGGATTTTGAACGTGAAATCGAAAAAGCACAAGATACCAAAGATGATGAAAAAGGTATTCAATCATTAAAAGATAGAAAAGCTACATTAAACAAGGCTAGAAATAATATTATGAGATTAATAAAATCAAATCCAGATATGACCACCTTTATTACTTTAACATTTAGTAATGTTCCAGACTATAAAAAAAGCAAACAGTTGTTAAATATATTTTTTACTAAGCTTAGGAGGGATTATACAAATTTAAAGTATATTTGGGTACTTGAATTAGGAGAGAAGAATAAAAGGTTACATTATCATTTATTGACTAATGTTTTAGTTCCTATAAATTTAAGTGGAAACAATGAAACAAAATCATTTGAACATAAGATTTATGAAGAACAATTTAGAAAATCTTATTGGGAACATGGCTTTGTAGATATTAGAGATTTAGACCAGGAAGATAATACTAATATAGCTTTATATGTAAGTGCTTATATAGTAAAAAGCTTATTAGATATAAACATTGACGGCAGAGTATATGGATATAGTCATAAAACAATAGATCGTCCAGTTGAAACCAAGCTTTATTCAAATTGCAGCATAGAAGAGTTATTAAATCATTTCAAAGAGTATAAGATTGATTATACAAATAGTTATAAAATTGGCTTTACAGATTGGCAAGGAGAACGAAAAGGGACAGTAACCTATTTTGATATGAGTAAAAAATAATTATATAAGGAGAGTTAAATATGAAAATAAATAATGTAATGTGTTTAGTTAGTTCTAGAGAGGAAAAAATAAATAAGAATACTAATTTACCTTATTGGACAACCAGTATAGTTACTTTAGATGGTGATGGTACCGCTTTAAATATTACAGTAAAAGAGAGGGAATTGGCAGAAAAGTTAAAACCTATGTTTAAATACAACCTTAATTTAAGCTTATCAAATAGTCAATATGGCATGAGAGTTGAGTTAGCAGCATTAAATCCAATTGTTAAAGAATTAGGGTCTATAATAGATGGAATTCCGCAAGGGAAATAATTGACAATTTATGCTGAAAATGTACAATTAATATATAGATAACAAAAGGAGATGATAAAATGGGAGAATTTCAACAAGGAATACAAGCAATGGTAGGGGTAGGCGCATTTGTAGCTCTAATATCAATAGTTTCATTTATTATATTTATGGTTTGTACAATTTGTAATGCAGTAAACATACGTAAGATAGCCGTTAATGTAGAAAAAATAGCAAATAGAAAAAGAAAAAAAGAAGAGTTACCGCAAACACAAAAAGACTAGGATTTATTTATCCTAGTCTTTTCTTATATACTTATAATATCCATTTATGCAGTGATTAATATATGGTTCTAAATCCTTGTTTATGGCATAATTGGTTTTGATTTGCGATCTACCTACTAGATAATCTATAGTAACGTTATAATAATCAGCAAGTGCAATAAGCACCTCAACATCTGGATTGCGTTCTCCTGTTTCCCAATACGAGTATGCTTGCCTACTAACATTTAATAATTTTGCTATATCTTCTTGTCGTAGACCTTTCTCCGTTCGTAATATTTTAAAATTGTTCTTATTCATTAAAAACACCTCAAGAATATTTTACCAAACAGAGAAATTTTGTCTGCCATTGCAACAAAAAGTGGAATTTTATTAAATAATATTAGGTATAAATAACATTAAGCGGCTAATAACACGTTGTAATGAGTACATATGTTTGATATAATATTTTAAAAGGTATAGTTGTAAGGGGTGTCTAGACTTGAAGAATTTTAAAGCAAAATTTATTGAACTTACAAAAAATCTAACAAAAGATGATTTAAAAACTATAATACATAATCTACAAAAAGCACTCAAATGAGAGTGTTTTTTTAATATCATTAATGAATTGCATGGGTGTCCTTTGAATACATAACCGATACTATGTAAATTCTATGTCAATACTATCGTCAAATGGGTTGTAAATCAGTTTGTTAAATATAATTCTCACCTTATTCCTTTTTTCTTTATTATCTTTTATATTTCTAAATTCTCTTATAGCTTGTTGCAATTCTGAATCATTTTTCTTGGTAATTGCATCAAGTTGATTTATTCTTAATTCATCAATTTTGGCTTCTAGTTCAATATTTTCAGAAGTTAATTCTTCTATTTTTCTTGTCAGTGGTTCAGCTGCTGCATTACTTAATAGCATTAATTTTTCCACCAAATTATCAATAGCTTTCTTATTATCATCTATAGACTTTAACAGTATATCTATTTCGTTTTGCTTGTTATCTACTACCATATTACCTTTATATTTTTTAAACTCTCTATCGTCCTCTAAATTATTAATAAGTATACTTACTTTTTCTTCTATCGTTTCTGCATTAACGTATTTATTATTTTCACACTTAACCTTGTCTTTATTTATTCCCATTTCATTACTTGCCCTATTTATCCTACTAGAGCAAACATAATAAGTGTTTTTACCGCTATTTACTAAAACGTACTTAGAGCCACAGAAAGGGCAATATAGTATTTCTGTAAGCCAATAAGTTTTGCTTTCTCTCTTAGTGGCTTTATCTTTATTCTTATCTAACAGTAAATTAACTTTTAAAAACAATTCAGCATCTATCGGTGCGTTGTGTTTGCTTACTATTAGAGTTGGATAGTCAGAAGTTTTGCCATAAGTCATATAGCCCTTTTTATTAGCTTTTCCAACAACCTCAAAACCTTTATTAAGTAAATAATCCGAAACTCTTTCATCAGACTTACAGTAAACGGGATTTCTTAATATCTTCCCTAAGCTACTTCTAGTCGTTAAAGTCTTAATGCCATTATCTAAAAGATATTTTTGTGTAGCATATAGAGAACCTAGTTCCAAATATTTATCAAACATTAATTTTATTATTTTATCATCTTCAATTTTTAAAAAGCTTTTACCTTCTTTCTTTTCTATAGTGCAACCAAAAGGAACAAAACCACCAGTAAAACAACCTTTTTTAGCTAAACTTATCATATTATCTTTTACTCTTTGTCTTATGTTTTCTCGTTCCATATCAGCAAATGCAGATAACATTATCATCATCATTTTGCCGCCTGGAGTGCTAGGATCAAATCCTTCGCTTATAGATATTAACTTTACATTGTACTTTTCTAATTCTTCATAAATCTTAAAAAAATCTACTATATTCCTCGATATTCTATCAACCTTATAAATAGCCACTATATCAAATTTACCTAACTTAATCAAAGACATTAATCTTTTAAAACTAGGTCGATTGGTATTTCCTCCGCTAAATCCTTCATCTTCAAATATTTCAAACTCGTTTTCGCCTTGAAAGTATTTTTTACATAATTGTATCTGCGTTTCTATACTCTCACTATTTTCTACCGCAACAGATTTTCTGGTATATATCGCAATTCTCATATTATCTCCCCTTTTTTAAATTAGCAATTTCCTTTTTTACCATATCCATTATCATTTTTTCAGTTTTTTCATCAATATTCTTTTCATCTTTGATTATTCCATTTTCAATTAAAAATTCAAGAAAATTAGAAACTAAAGCTTCCTTTTCTTTTCCTAAACCAGTCTTTTCAGTTGTTAAACCTTCTAAATAATCTAAAGATACATTAAAATATTCAGCTACTTTTTTAGCAAATTCCCTTCCTCCGTCTTGTTTTCCAGCTTCAACCATTCCTATTAAACTTCTTGCAACTCCTAGCTTTTCACTTAATTGTTTCTGCGTAAGCCCTTTATCTTTTCTTAATTCTTTTAAAATTTCAGATTTCATTTTTATTTCTCCTTTTAAATTAGTAACTTATATATTGGATTATGCCCTAAAAGTCATGAAATATAACCACATTCATTAAAATATCATAAAAAATGATAATTAAAAAGAGAACATATGTACTAAAATGTAGAAAAATAAATGAAATAAGAGATATTTTTAGAAAGTTCACTTTAAATTACCAAAGTCATGATATATGACATTTATTGAAGTTATATCCTTAAAAATGGAGTTTTACATAAGTCATATTATGTGACATAATAACAACTGTAGAAAGGAGGTGCAAACGTGTTAAAGGACTTAAGACAAAATGTAGGTTTAACAACTGATTTTGTTTCTAAAAAATTAGGAATTCCTAAAAGCACACTTTATAAATATGAACAAAATCAACTGTTGCCTTCCATGAATATTTTATTAAAAATGAAAGACATTTACAAGTGCGACTATGAAGAATTGGTAAATGCTTATAGAATGGCGAAAGGAGTTTACGATGAAAGAAAAGCTAAAAAAAGAAGTAAGTCAGCTAACTAAAGAAGAGACAGAAGAATTATTAAGTAGAGTTAAAGGGATTTTTGAAGGTGGAGTTACTTTTATAAATCCAGAAAACTATAAAAGTGCTATGGCAAATTATTATAAAAGTTTATAGGACAAGCCTTAGTAAAAATCACACCCACTAAGGACTAAGAGGGATGTATTGTAGCGGTTAATAAATTTAAGGAGGAATAAGATGGCAAAGTGTAATTGCATAAATGAGGTAGAAAGTAAGATAAAAGAACATTATCAAGAACAAGAGAATATTGGAAATGTAACTAAGTCAAATATTGATAACGTAGCTTTAATGTTTACTTCAAACGGAGGTAGTCGATTTCAATTATATTCCCAAGTAAACATTGAGTATGACTATACAAATAAAAAAGGTCAAATTAAACATAAAAAAGTAAAGGTAAATGCTTCTTATAAGTATTGTCCTTTCTGCGGAAAACCATATGAAAATTAGGAGGGATCCAATGAACGATATACAGATTTTCAGCAACGAACAATTTGGACAAGTAAGAGTTATTGATATTGATGGTGAAGGTTGGCTAGTTGGCAAGGATGTTGCAATAGCAGTAGGTTATAACAGACCATCAGAAGCAATAAGACAACATTGTGATGAAGATGATACGTTAAAACACCGTATCATGGATGGACTTGGTAGAAATCAAGAAACTTTATTAATAAATGAAAGTGGACTTTACAGTTTAATAATGTCTAGCAAGTTGCCACAAGCAAAGAAATTCAAGAAGTGGGTAACATCAGATGTACTTCCATCAATCAGAAAACATGGTATGTATGCAACAGATGAACTTATCAATAATTCAGACTTGCTAATAGCAGCAGCAACCAAGATTAAGGAAGAAAGACAGGCTAGATTAGAGGCTGAAAAGCTAAGGGACAAGCTAATCCACCAAAACAAGCTATATACCACAAGCGAGATTGCAAAGGAACTAGGGTTAAAAAGTGCGAATAAACTTAATTCATTACTAGCAGAAAAGAAAATCCAATACAAGCAAAATAAGACCCGGTTACTTTATTCCAAGTATGCAGATTGTGGCTATGTAAGTATCAAACAAGACATTTTAGATAGTGGACATATTATCTACGATAGGAAGTGGACAGGCAAAGGAAGGGACTTCATATTAAATTTATTTAAGGAGGAAATATAATGAAAGAATTAACATTCAGAGAGGTTATAGCAAATATCAAAGAAGGCGAAGTTTGGGAAGGAAAATATAAAAAAATATATATTCAAAATTCAACACTGTTTGTAGAGAACATTAATTCTAATTTTGATGGTGTTATAGCTGTAGGATTTGTTCTTGATGAAATTTATAAATTAAAACGAAAAAAATACTCGTTTGCAGAAGCGTTTAAGGCTTACGAAGAAGGTAAGGAAATAGAGAGTTGCATCAATAGTAATTGGTGCTACAAATTAGGTGAGTGTGAATTGCTTGTTTGTGCTAAAGAAATCAAGGGTGAGTGGTACATCAATGATTAAGGAATTAGCATTTAAACACAAAGTATTTCTAAAGAATTTAGGAATTGACTATAACAACTATTTATTTGTCGGCAAGGGTGCTGATTACTATAGATTTATGGACAAGCACTCTAAGCAAGTATTTGACATAAGAAGATAAATGTAAATGAATATTAAAGAATTGGAAAGGGGTATAAAAAATGTTAACAAGTAATGCAAGTATATTATTAAAAGTTTTTTCAAGCATATTTTTAGGAGCAGTATTCTTAATGGGATTTTTCTCATGGGGGTATAGCAAAAACAAGGTAGACAAGCTTAGAAGTGGCTTCTTTACAGTAGGAAGCTTAATAAGTTTTCTATATACAATAAATATTTAAGGAGGTGAAACAAATGACAGAGGAATTAGCAAGAGATAGCCAGGGTGGATATGCTTATAACCCAGAGTATTTTGGCAAAACTGGTACACCTTATTCGCAAGATGACCATGATTATTTAGTTAAATGGTATGACAAGATCTCGCTTGAAGAAATGGCATTTGCACTAGAAAGAACACCAACAAGTATAGAAGCTAGAATGAGGTACTTAAAAAAGAATGGATTGTTATACACTTACAAAGCACCAGCACCAAAGCCACTAAGATACAAAGATATTAAATCTCAAATAGACATTGCAGTTGCAAAATATTTCAATGGCATACCACTAAATGTAATTTTACAAAAAAATAAGGCTAATGCTTAAGCACCACCAAAAGCAAATAGCCAAAACAAAATATATCAAAGTTAATTATACCAAATAAAATCAACAAATATCAAGGAGGTTTTAGATATGAGTAAATTTAAAGTTGGCAATAAGGTAACAGGCGTGAATCTAAACCAATGCATGTATGGTAAAAAGGCAAGGGTTATAAAGATAGTAAACTTTTATGGAATGACAGGTTATATTTTAGATGAATTTCCTGTGATTAAATGGTGGGAAGACGAATTAAAGCTAATAGAACCAGCAACAGAAGAGTTCACCTTCGAGGAAGTAATAGCAAGGATTAAAGAAGGGGAAGTTTATCAAAACAGCTTAAGTAGTATATCTAAGATAGATGGATGTATAGAAGTTGTCAGCATTAATAGAAGTGGTCGCACTATCCCAAAAGGTGAGGAATATACTGTAAGATTTGAAACTAATAACTATAAACTAGTTCCACAAAAGAATAATTACCTACTATTTGAAGTAGAACACCAAGAAGGTGGAAAAGGTATTTGTTCAGAAGTGATTGTAACTACAACTTAGGTGATATTGTAATCTGCCAAACAAGTCTTGGTAAGTCATATGGAAAGATGGTTTATAAAGTAATTAAAGAACTTACAGAAGAAGAGTTTAAGGCATACAAGCCAATAATAAAGTCAGTTTAGGGGGTGCAATATGGATAAAAGATTAATAGAAATATTTAAATTGGTCTTTTTACTTAATCAAAATGGGAAAGATTTGCAATTAACTTTAAGGGATTGTTCTCTTGAAATAATCGATAGTGATTGCCATAACATAATCCCTCATTGGACAGATAATATTTACCTTGGTGAATTTTGGAAAGATGATTATGACGATATGGTAAACAGAACTTTAGTAATGCTTAAGGGTATGTTAGAAGGTGCTGAATATGAGTAACTTACCAGACTGTTGGTATGAATATAGACATGAAAATCCACAAGCTAAGAAAATATATACTTGTAGCTGTTGTGGATATGGAATTTACACTGGTGATGCTTACTGGAATATATCGGGGCAGATAATCTGTGAGGAATGTATAGAGCATTTAAAAAACGAAGCAGAGGAGGGATAATAATGTACGAAAATTGTAAATTACAGAATATAAAAACTGTACTAGCTTGTTATGGTGACAAGATGACAGATAAAGAACTTACTCAAATAGCAATTAGAGTAAATGCAGCTAAAGAGAGAATAGATAAGGAGGAAAGGAATAATGGCTAAACTTTATGAGATAGCAGATGGATATAGAAATATTCAAGCATTGTTAGATAATCCAGAGATCCCAATGGAAATAGCAATTGATGGATTAACCAAGCTAGATGACGATTTTGAGGAAAAAGCTGAAAGTATAGCAAAGGTATTAAGGGAAATGGAGGGGGATATAACCTCTCTTAAGGACGAAGAAGTAAGAATATCAAGCAGAAGAAAAGCATTAGAAAACAGGCGACAAGGATTAAAGCTTTATTTAGAAAGCTATATGAGGGCGATAAACAAGACTTCGTTCAAGGGTAAGCTATTTACCTTCTCTATCAGTAAGAGCAAGCCTAGCGTTGAAATAAGCAACCTAGAGGGTATCCCTAGTGAATATATAGAAGTTGAAGAAGTTAAAAAAGTAGATAAAAGAAAATTGCTTGAAGCTTTACAAAACGGAGAAGAAATTCAAGGGGCAGCTATTAAACAAAATGAAAGTTTAAGAATTAGATAGGAGGTAAGGTATGAATTTAAAATTTAGAACTTTAAACGCAAGTGAAATAGATGTAAGAGTGCAAAGCGTTACTGCAAAAGGGTGCATATTGTTACTTTACAAAGATGCAAGATGCGACATGAATATCCTAGACGAAACAGTTGGACCATTGGGGTGGAAAAGGGAACATACAAGAGATAATGCAAATTGTGTTGTTAGCATTTGGGATACAGATAAAAAACAATGGATAAGCAAAGAAGATACAGGGACAGAAAGTAACACAGAAAAAGAAAAAGGACAAGCATCTGATAGCTTTAAGAGAGCCTGTGTTAATTGGGGTATAGGCAGAGAGTTATATACATCACCTTTCATTTGGGTTAATGCTAAAGATTGCACCATTGAAGAGTTTGTATTTAATGGGAAAAAGAAATACAAGTGTAACGATAAATTTGAAGTTGAAAAGTTACTTTATGATGATAAAAGAACAATTATAGCTTTATCTATAAAGAATACCACTAAGAAGGTAAGAGCATTTGTTATGAAGCCACCAGCTGATGTTAAAAAGTAAGGTTACACAGATTTTAAGTATAGAAGATTTGTAAGGCGGTGATAATTTGGCAGAAGTAAAATGGATAAAACTTAATACAGATATGTTCGATAATGCGAAGATTAAGTATTTAAGGACTTTACCAGAAGGGGACAAGATAGTCCTAATATGGGTGATGTTACTTGCTAAAGCTGGTAAATGCAATGCAAATGGATATATTTTCTTAACCGAAACTATTCCATACACTCAAGAAATGTTAGCAGCTGAATTTGATTTTGAGATAACAACAATTCAATTAGCGTTAGGCTCACTTATGAAACTAGGAATGATAAACCTTGATGAAAGTAATCTTTGTATTACTGGCTGGGAAGAACATCAAAATGTTGAGGGACTAGATAAAATAAGGGAACAAACAAGGTTAAGAGTGGCTAAATACAGAGATAAACAAAAGTTAATACCATGTAACGTTACAAGTAACGTAACAGTAACGCAATGTAACGGAACAGAAGAAGAAAGAGAAGAAGATAAAGAAATAGATATAGAAAAAGATAATAATAAAAAAGAAAAAAGGAAAACTGAATTTGATTTATTGATAGAAGGATATACAGAAGATTTACAGTTAAGAAATACAATATATGAGTTTCTAAAGATGAGAAAGGCAATAAAAGCACCAATGACAAGTAATGCTCTTAAGTTAATGCTTAATAAGTTGGATAGATTAGCACCTAATGATATACATTGTGATACCAGGATAGCAATATTAGAGCAAAGTATTATGAACTCCTGGAAGGGCATATTTGAACTTAAAGAAGAGCTTAAAAAGAAAGTAGTTCCGGAGGATAGACACTATGGATTTAATGGCTAATGAAGAAATTGAACAAAATGTACTTGGTGCGATATTGGTTGATAGCAGTTTATTCTATAAGATTTTAGACTTGAATGAGGAAGTGTTCTATTCTACTGCACATCAGACTTTATTTAGAGCCTTTAAAAGCGTTTCTAAGGAGTTTCAAAAGATAGATATAGGATTAGTCGGGAATTATATTAAAACCTTTCAGCCGAAGGGATTGACCATCTCATACGTGTCTAATTTAATGCTATCCGTTCCAAGTACAAGTAATTTTGATGAATACCTGGATATATTAATAGACTTGTACCAAAAACGAGAGATAAGAAAGCTATTTCAAAAAGTGGACTTTAAAGAAAACAGTAACTTAATAAAAGAAAAGTTACTAGGTGCTTTAAATAATGTGTATCAGCAAAAAGCTAAGGATATAAACACCGGCGAAATGGTTATGAATAGATTAGATTCAATCCTATCTCACGAAGAAGGAAAAGGACTTAAAACAGGATTTTGGGCGATAGATAATAACTTAAAAGGCTTTCATGGCGGGGAATTAATAACAATAGCAGCTAGATCACAAGTTGGAAAAACCACTTTTGCAGTAAATGTGTTCACTTACATGGCTTTGTATGGATATAAACCACATTATTTTAGTTTGGAAGTTCCACGAGAAGAAGTGTTAAATAAAATGCTTTCCTTACAAAGTGGAATTGAAAGTAAGTATATAAGGTTTAACAACGTACCACAAGAAGATGAGGAAAAACTGGTACAAGTTGGTTCAATACTGGCTGGTAAAAACTTTTATATTCGTGATGATAGAAGCGATATTGAAGCGATAACCATGAAAATAAGGGAAGAAGTAATAAACAATAACTTAGATATAGCATTTATTGACTTAATTAATAGAGTTACTACCAAAGAAAAGGCTGGAACTAAGGCTGAATACATTGGAAATATAACAAGAAGGCTAAAATTACTTGCTATGGAGTTAAATATTCCAATAGTAATCATGGCTCAAATTAATAGAACAGTTGATAAGCAAGTAGATAAAAGACCAACGTGTGCTGATTTAAAAGAAAGTGGAAGCATAGAAGAAGATTCAGATGTAATAATCGGACTTTATAGGGACCCGAGGTTATCAGATGCAAACTATAGAAGGGATAATAAGATTGAAGCTGATTTTACTAGTGATAATCCAGACAAAAACCCAGAACGTATAGAAATGATTTTTATGAAGTCTAGGTATACAGGAAACGGAACAATTCCACTAAGATATTCGGGAAATATAAATAAAATATCAGATGTTTATTAAAAATAGGAGGAATTTATGGATAGTTACTTATCAAAATTGGTTGAGTTGATAAAAGAAGGTAAAACCAATAAGGAAATAAAAGCTGAATTTTGGGTTAATGATAGCGAATTAACCTATATGAGAAACAAGCTAGGGATATTTACTAAAAATAATAGAAAGAGGAGTGTGAACTAAAATATGGAGGGATATATAACTATAGAAAATGGTATAAGCGTATCTCAACAAAGGCAATTAATTGAAATGACACGAGGATTGATGGCAGCACTCACACAAGATGAATTTGTGCAAATAGCATCAGTTTATAAGAATGTTGTTGATAGATTATCAGAACAAGCAAAGAAAGAAGGTATAGAAATATGAATAAGACAGTGTTAATCGGGAATTTAACCAAAGATATAGATTTAAAGTTTCAAGCTGGGAGCGGCTTAGCAATAGGAAAGTTCAGTTTAGCAGTTGCTAGACAAAAGAAAGGTGAAACGGATTTTATCAACTGTATAGCATTTGGAAAAACTGCTGAAACAATGAGCCAGTATCTATTTAAAGGTTCAAAAGTGGCTATTGAGGGGCATATACAAACTGGAAGTTATACCAATAAAGAAAATCATAAGGTTTATACAACAGATGTTGTTATAGATAGATTTGAATTTGTTGGTGGCAAAAATGAGGGACAAGCACCAAGTGGGAATCAATCAACTTTAGGCAATGATATAGTCCCAGATAACGATATTGATTGTCCATTCTAAAGTCGTAATTGCAAGAAAGGGCGAGATATGAAGATAGGATTAATTGATGTAGATGGCCATAATTTTCCTAATATAGTCTTAATGAAAATAGCAGCTTATCATAAATCTTTAGGTGATGATGTTGAGTGGTATGATCCTATGTTTAGTGGACATATGGACAAGGTTTATATGAGTAAGATATTTACTTTTACAGATGATTATATTTATAACATTGATTCAGATGAAATAGTAAAGGGTGGTACCGGATATTTCTATCCAACTGGAGGAACAGAGTTACCAGAAGAAATTGAACATATATATCCGGATTACTCAATTTACTATGATAAGATACCAGCAACTAGAGAAACTGCTTACGGATTTTTGACAAGAGGGTGTCCGAGAGGGTGTGACTTTTGTATAGTAGGAAAAAAAGAAGGTAGATGTAGTAAAAAGGTTGCTGATTTAAATCAATTTTGGAGTGGACAAAAGTATATAGAGATAATGGATCCAAACCTATTAGCTTGTAGTGAATGGAAAGATTTATTGCAGCAACTGATAGATAGTAAGGCTACAGTTAATATAAATCAAGGCATGGATATAAGATTTATGACAGAAGAAAAGGCAGAAATGATAAATAAGTTAAAAGTAAAGCTAATTCATTTTGCTTGGGATAATTATGAGTTTGAAACATATGAAAAACTAAAAAAGTATAGACCATTATTGAAGTTTAATGGGAGGAAATTAAGGGTATATGTATTGGTTAATTTCAATACTACCTTAGAGCAAGATTTAGATAGAATCTATAAGTTAAAAGAGCTAGATTATGACCCTTATGTGATGATTTATGAGAAGTGGAAAGCACCAAAGGAAATAAGAAGATTACAAAGATGGGTAAACAATAAATTTATATTTAGATCTTGTGAAATGTTTGAAGATTATAAGTCTTAATATATAGAAAGCACGACATAACTGAATAGGGGTTAAGTTTATAAGCTTAATATAGGACAAGTTAATAACATAGGCTTAACCCTGTATTATCAATTAATAATCAAGTGATAAGGAAGTGGTTAGATGTTTTGGGTAGGATTCATAAGTGGCATTGGAATAACACTTTTCATAATAAGTATGTACGCTTGTTTAGTAGTTAGTGGTAAGGAGGATAGGAATGAGAGAGATTAAGTTTAGGGCGTGGGATAAAAGTCAAAACAAAATGTATCAAGTTAGAGGAATAAACTTTGATAATGAAGATTTATGGTTAAAAATAAATGAAACTCAAATAATGGGGGCTAATTTATTTGAAGTAGAGTTAATGCAATATACAGGACTAAAAGACAAGAACGGAAAAGAGATTTGCCAGGGGGATATAGTTGAGTGTAAGTGTGGTAATACAGGGAAAACCATATTAAGACAAGTTGAATATATAGGAGTTTCCTTCTGTACGAAAAACGGAAGCTTTTACAACCAAAAAACAAAACAAAGGGAATATTGTTACATTCCATTAAAACCATATGTTAAAGTAGTCGGAAACATCTATGAAAATCCGGAGTTACTGAAAGAAGGTGAGTAGATGAGGTACAAGTATTCAGATGCAGAATTAAAAAAACTTCTTAAAAATCTTTGTATTGTAATTGACACTAGGGAACAGGTAAACAAGCACATTACAGACTATTTTGATAAGAAGAAGATTAAATATAAAATTAGAAAATTAGACCAAGGAGACTACAGTTGCTACATAGAGAGCAACGAAGAAACCCAGCCTTTAGGAGTAACAAGAGATTGGTACTTTGATAATCAGATAGCCATAGAACGTAAAAACTCGGTAGATGAATTAATCCAAAGTATCAAGGATAGAGATAGATTTGAAAATGAATTTGCAAGACTAAAGATGTACGGAATAAAGGTTCATATGATAATCGAGGATAAGGATTTCTACACCAAGTTAGCTACTGGGGACTATAGAAGCGAGTATAAGAAGGAAAGTGCAGTTGCTAGTTATGAAACGTTAATATCAAGATACGACATATCAGTTCAAGGACACGAAAAAAGGGAAGTCGGCTATAGAATACACAAGATTTGCTATTACTTTGTAAGGGAACTTATTAAAAACATAGGGTACATGGATGGAGGAAAATAGATGATAGATTACAAAAAGGCACTGGAACTTAAGCAAGAGGGTAAGCCATTAAAAGAGATTATGGAAGAGTTAAATATAGATGTTAAGTACAAGACATTCCAAAGGGCATTGTATGAGTATGAAAAGACAGGACATGAAAGAGAATTTAGAAAAATAGAGAGTTTAGATGCAGACCTTCGAGAAGTTGTTTTAGAGGCGGTTAGAAAGGGGACAACCTTAGAGGAATTAGAATACCAAGGAATAAGCAGAAGGGTGTCTAAGGCTATAATAGAGGACTTAAAAGAGGAAGGATACGAGATAGGCGAAGTAAACGGAACAATATCGATACTGAAAACGGTAATAGGCCCAGTTGAGGAACATAAGGAAGAATGGAATGGTGAGGAAGAAATAATTTTTGGGGTTGTGTCAGATACCCACTTATGCAGCAAGTACCAGCAGATAACATTCCTTAATGAAGCTTATGACAAGTTCAAAGAATTAGGAATCAAGAAGGTTTACCATTGTGGGGATATATCGGACGGATTTTATAAGAATCGAGATCAACAGATTTATGAAATATTCAAGTTTGGGGTAGATGAACAAGCTGAATATATCATAGAAAATTACCCTAAGAGAGAAGGAATAACCACAGATTTTATAATAGGAAACCATGATAACACAGCGATTATAAATGGAGGGGCAAATATCGGCAAAATGATTGCTAGGGAAAGAGAAGATATGAATTATTTGGGTCATTCATTCGCTAAAGTTTGGCTAACTCCAAAATGTGACATGGATTTAGTTCACCCAATAGACGGTTCAGCGTATGCACTTTCATATAGCGGTCAAAAGTATTGTGATAGCTTAAGCGGTGGGGAAAAGCCAAAGATTATAGCAATGGGGCATCATCACAAATTCTTCTATATGTTCTACAGGAATATCCACTTTATTGAAGTACCAACCACGCAGGCACAAACTCCGTTCATGAAGGGTAAGAAGTTACCAGCTTATACAGGAGCATTGATATGCCGACTTAAGGTAGATGCAGAAGGAACAATAAATAATTTCAATGTTGAGTTATTACCACTTTACAAGGCTTTAGAAAATGATTTTTAGGGAGGGGTTAAGTCCCCTCTAAGGAGGTAAAAATGGAAGAATTGTTAGTGTTATTAGGTGCTTTAATAGCGGTAAGTACAATGTATTTAATGTTTATTCATTCAGCTTTAACAGATATAAGAGAAGAATTGGAAAGAAGGAATGATAAGGAATGAAAAGATATTCTGCTATGGGTGGAGGAGAATTTGAATTTAATCCTAGTAAATTAGATGAAAAGATAGCAAAAAGAGAAAGTTTTTACAATAACGCTTTCATTAGTATAAATAACCTCATCAATGCGAATGCAAGACACTATCAAAAGTTAGGGCTGGGAATGCAAGAAAGCTTTAAAGAAGAAATTATAAGAAGATTAATTAAAGATTTTAGGGGGATTGATTAATAATGACTTTAGAAGAGTTTAAGGAATATGCAAAGACAGTAACTAGGGAAGAGTTTTTAACTAACAATGCTGAAAAATATTATGAGAATTTTACTCCTGTTATTTTAAAAGATACAGCAAACGCTTGTCCGGAATATATTGGACTTAAAAATGGGGATGATAGGTGTCAAAATTGTTCAAAGTGTTGGCGTGAAGCAGTAAAAGACATTAAGTTCAAAGATGATATAGAAAAAGATTTCATAGAAGCAATAAATAAACAACCAATTATTGTTTCTGATAGCGTTAATCACCCTTCACATTATACTCATGGGAAAATAGAAACTATAGATAAAATAGAAGATGTTTTGGGATTAGAAGGTTTCCAAGCTTATTGTGTGGGTAATGCTATTAAGTATTTAGATAGATACAAGTTAAAGAACGGATTCGAGGATATTAAAAAGGCTAAAAGATACTTAGAGTTTTATATTGAGAAAACGGAGGGAAAAGAATGTTAATTAAGATTTATATAGTTTCAATTATTTTATTTCTAGTGTTTGGCGAATTAGCAACATTAAGGGTCAAGAGTGTATTAGGTGAGAAAAATAAAAAGAAAAAAAGAACTATGTTGGAAAATTTCATAACTTTTATAAGAAATTTAGGTCTTTCAATGATACCAGTAATAAATACAGTTTTTGCAATTACATTTGCGATTTTGTTTTTCTTTGCAAGTGATGAATGGTATAAAGAAGAATTTGGGGAGGGAAAAGATGAAGAAAAAAGATAGGTTAAGAATGATAAAAGAAAGCCAACAGGCTGTAAAACATATAAAAAGAATAGTCCAATATGCAGAAGATAAAGGGTTTTGTAAATTAAGGGAAGATGCTAGGGGAATTATGTTATATCACAAACTTAGAATTAGGATGCTTAAAGATAGATAAGGGAGGGTTAACATGGATAGAAAGGAAATTCAAGATAGAATAGAACAGAATAAAAAGGCTTTGGCTGATTTGGATAAGAAGTATTTAAAAGCTTTTGCACCAGAAGGTTATAAGAGTGGGACAAGCTATAATGACTATGACACAATTCACGGAAGCAGAAAATCCCCACGAATCACAGAATATTTTGAGGAACGTAAAAAGATATTAACCTTAATAGAATTAGATGAGGGATTGCTAGATAAGGTTGATATGGTGGATGTGGACGAAGAAGAATACTTAAAAGTGCTAGATACCAATGTGAAAAAAGTAAAGTTTCTAAGATGCGTTAAGGGATACACACAAAAGGAAGTAGCTGAAAAGCTAGGTATTTCAGAACAGACAGTAAGAAGGATTGAAAAAGAAGTTAATATGTAGAAAATGCGAAGTGATTGGAGAAATAAGTAATATGTTTAAAATAGAAGAATTATTAAATAAATGGGATAAGAACAAACCAGTTAGTTTAAGAAAAATACAAGAACATGCTCAGTGTATTCGATGTATTAATAGAAATTCAGAAAGGTGTAAAAGTAAAGATAAATTCTTAATAAGAGTTTGCTATGATTTTATTCCAAGAAGTTCAAAAACTGAAAATCCATTTTAATTAGTTCATAATTCTAAGAAATTGTAAGGTAAAAAGTAGGTAAAAGTAAGGTAATTGGTAGGTAATTGATAGTTGCTATTGTTTTTTAGTGTGATATAATGGTATTAAGTTAAAGTGTAAGATAAGTCGAGGGATTAAATTCTCTCGGCTTTTTGTTTTGCTTTAAAACTGACTGTGAAGCTTAGCTATATTGGCCTTGCTAAGTGGAGTTTGGAATAGGGTGCATTATTTAGCAATAAGTCTATGGCCAAATGCAATAAGTCTAAATATGGGGTTGGAGTTATAAGGGTTTACCAACGTGTCAGTAAGGGAGTGGAAGGCTGATAGATTAAAACTGCTGGAGGTGAATGGGTTGGAGAGATATATCAAGAAAGTTTTATTGTGTGGCAAGGATGATAAGGGAAATGATTGTTACTGTGACTTTTTCAATCCTAGTTGCCAAAAGGGATATAGTGGTGAATGTATTGATGAAGTTCACTATGTAGATAGATTTAGTGGAGTACATGAGTGCTTTAAGAATAATAAAAGAGATCATGCTAAAAGTGATATATAAAGTGTTGGATTGTTGGTAGAAGGGAGGTAAGTATAAAATGGCTTTAACGGATAAACAAAGAGAAGCTATTGAATATATCGTAAAAGGTGAAAATATTAGTAATGTTGCCAAATTAGTAAATGTTAATAGAACTACTATTTACGAATGGATGAAGAAAGAAGAATTTAAGAGTGAAGTAGACAGGCTTACAACAGAGATAAAAAATGGAGTTAAACAAAAGATTAATGCTAAAATAGATTCAGTGCTTGACCAAGTGTACAAGATAGCCACTACAAGCAAGAGCGAGAAGAATAAGCTAGATGCCTGTACTTATCTACTAGACCAAGCTTTAGGAAGGGCTACAAGCAAGGTTGCTGATGTTACGGACAAGGAAACAGATAACGCTAAGGTTGACCTAGATAGCGAGATGAAAGACCTCGATAATGTGGTTGATTTTGAAAAAGTCAAGGCGAAATAATTTAATACTTCGCGTAGAGCAACGCGAAATAATAAAAATAGCGCCAAAAGTTTAGTGTGAGTAAACAGAAAAGTGCTAAAAATCAGTTAGTTGCGAGCTAAGAATGGCTTAAACACTAGGTTTGTTAGTTACTTCGCAAAATTGAGATTTAGCGAAATAATTTACTGTGTGCTACTCAACTCCTAGATAGACCCCGGTAGGTTCTAATTTACCACTCTCTCTAGGGCGGTGTCTTAGCTATATAATTTTTATAATAATTTTTCAAACTCGAAAGGAATGAGTATTTTGGATGATTTCCATAAAGCAAATGCTAAGAAAGTGACTTCTTATGATTTAAATGCTAAATGTGTATGTATAAAATCCAAAAACAAAAAGAATATGAAACGATTATGCAATAAGAAAGCTAGAAGAGAAACCAATATGATTATAATAGATGAATTTGCATTTAAAGATTAGCAAATAAGCTAGTATTTTTATTTTGCCTATCTACCAAGTGTAGAAAAGGACTCTGGAATACTTAATGAGTAATCCGGTTTTTTATGGAAAGTTGTCCGAGAGGTTTAAGGCGCTTGTTTGCTAAACAAGTGATGTGAAAGCATCCACAGGTTCGAATCCTGTACTTTCCGCCATAAGCCAACTATGACCTTGTATGCAATTGGGAATACAAGCGAGTGAAGCAATAAAATATTACCAATACAAGATATAAGTCTTTACCCTTTAAAAGCATTCTTGTATTGGAATTATTAAGGAGGTATGAAGATGATACAATTTGATGGATATGAATTAACTGAAAATCAGTATAATCTTTATATCCTCAAAAAGCATTTAATTAGGTATACTGGTGATATTTTAAAAGCCAATATGCTGATTGAAAAACATAAAAATAACTTATTTGGTCAAAATGGATTAGCAGTAGCACTTGGAGAGCATGACTTTGAGTTCTATTGCTTATATTTTTTACAAGATACTTTTGTACCTAAGGAAGATAATACCGCTAGAAATCTTGCACAAGTTCACCTTGAAATATGGGAAGAACTAAGCAAGATATTTATAGATGATTTGTACGACAAAGAGGAATTTGTACTTCCTAGAGGTTGTTCTAAATCAACTATTATAAATAAAGCTTTAAGCTGCTATGCGCATTGCTATAAAAAGAGTAGGTATACCATTGTAATTGGTAATAAAGAAACAGATGCTACCCAATTTATTGATGATACTAAGCAAATGCTAAGTAATAAATACATAATTCAAGGATTTGGCGTTTTAGTTAATAGGAAGGAAAGGACAGTTAATAAAATTGAACTTGAATTAACTAATGATACTAAAATTCAAGCCTTTTCTTGGGGTTCTTCTGTGAGAGGTACTACCTATGGTTGTATAGATGGTATATTTAGACCTTCTTTAGTTATATGTGATGATATTCTTAGTGAAGATGATATTTTAAGCGAAGGTGCTAAAGAAAAGGTAATTAAAAAGTATTATACAGAAATTGCCGAGGTTGGTGATACAGAAGTAATAAGAAATGGTATTAAGATTAAAGCTGCAACTAAGTTTATTATTATTGGTACTCCGCTGGCACCAGATTGTTTCATAAATACAATTAGGCAAGATAGCACATTTAAAGTATTTAAAAGAAGTGTGTGCGATTTTGATGTTGACGAATACTTTGAGAATAATCAATGTTGGTTACATTATAAAAAGATACTTCTTAATGACAAAATTGATAAAGAAGAAAAAGAGATCTTATTAAAAGAATACTATTCTAAGCATAAAGGTGAAATGGAGTTTAAAACTATTTGGGAAAAGTACCAGTGTGACAAGTTGGCCCAAAAGTATTTCACTAAAAGAACTGCTTTTATGCAAGAGTTAATGTGTTCTACTGAAAAGATAGGGGAAAAGTGGTTTAAGAGTATGAGAACTCAATCGAAAGAACAGATTGAGGATAATTATTTCTTAAAAACAATGTTATGCGCTGACCCAGCTTCTACAGTTACAAGAACTTCTGATAGTACCGCTTTGTGTGTTGGCTCACTTGCCAATAATGGGTTTAAATATGTTAGAAAAGGAATATTAGCAAAGTTAGGCTTTGAAGAGTATTGCCAAAAGGTGGTTGAGTTATTTAAAGAATATACTCAAGTAACTCACATTTATATTGAAAAGAATACATTCCAAGGGGCGGATGTAATTAGAATAAAAGAAATTATTAATGCTGACCCAACTTTAAGAAATAGGCCAGTTACATTTATCAATGAAATGCAGAGAAAAAATAAAGATAACAAAATATCAGCTATGGTTGACGATGTTAATTCTGGACAAGTTATATTTAATGAAGATGATAAAGAGTTTAATCAGCAAGTATTAGATTTTGCTGGTCAACTTTATTCTTTGCATGATGATGCTCCCGATGTAACAAGTGAGTTTTGGAAGAGAATAGATGAAATAGAAGTCAAACCAAGCTTTTCAATAACAACTTGGGATGAATTATATGATTAAGGAGGTGTGCGTATGGACCCAAAAGAACTAGAGTTAATACAAAAGTGTCATAGTGATTTTATAACTAAGAAAAGTTACTATGATGATATAAATCGCTATTATTATGGGAATACTGATTCTTTGGTCAACTTTGTGCCACGAAAAGGGCGCTCTAATTTAAAGGCTAAAGCTAATTTTATGCAGAAGTTAATTGATGAGGAAGCACAATATAGTTTTGGTAATGATATCACATATATTGCTAAAGATGATAATAAACAAGTCATTAAAGATATTGACTATAATTTGAGTAATAACAATGAGGATCACGATATTAATTTAGGTATAGATTTAATTAAATTTGGTATTGTTTATGAAATTAGCTATTTAATTGAATATGAGCCTAAAAAGTTTAAGTTTAAGAACAAAATTGTAAGTCCGTTAAATGGATATATGTATATAGTAGATGAAGAACCAAAATACTTTATACATACTTATAAAAAGCAACTTGATGAAAAAGAATATATAGATGTTTATACAAATAAATCTATATTTCATTTTGATTCAACGTGGACAGAGGTAAAACCAGTTACACAACATTACTTCGGAATTGTTCCAGTTGGCTTTGGGATGGTCGGAGGTAAAAGATACAACGAAGATAAGGGCTATATTGAAGGGGATAAAACTATTTACAGAACTATAAAAACAATACAAGATGCTTTTGAAACTAATTTAAGCGATATTGTTTGTGAAATCTCAGATTTAAGGAATGCAATACTTAAACTTTATGGTGTTGAAGCTGAAAACGAAGTTGATGAAAACGGGAAAGTTATTCTTGATGAAAACGGTAAGCCACAAAAGAAACAACCAGTAATAAAAGACAATACAGTTATGTTATTTGGTGATAAAAATTCACAGGATGCAGAGTGGCTTATTAAAAATATAAATGATACTTTTATTAAAAACACTAGAGATGATTTGAAAGACCTTATTTATACTCTTACTAGTCATATTGATAGTAATGAAAAGATGCAAAGTAATCTATCCGGTGTTGCTTTAAGAAGTAGACTTCAAAGTTTAGAAGCTAAGTGTAAAATGAATGAAAAGGCTATGAAGAACATCATAAAAACTAGGTTAATTTGTTTGTTTAAGTTTTTATATTTAACTGCTAGTAAGCAATATGATATTAACTTAATAAAAATAGAGTTTACTCCTAACGTTCCCGTTGATGAAACTTCAATAGCGCAGATGATTTCACAATTACCACATGAAGTTGTTTCAAATGAAACTAAGAGAAGTTGGTTGCCTCGTATTGATAATCCTGTTACAGAAGGGGAAAAGATTAAAAAAGAAGCTAGAGAAGAATTGCCAGAGATAGACCTTAATAATTTCACCCATGAATAGAGGTGATTAAATGAAACTTACTGATAAACAAGTACAGGATTTTATGAAAAGTCTCTATAAAAATAGCGATGATGAACTAAAAAAGCTATTCAAACATCAAGCCTCTATTAAAAATAATGTTTTAGGTGAAGTTGCTAATATAATGCTTATTTATGTAATAGAAAATGATGTAATGATTATGTCTAAGTTGGAACAAGATAGAGAAATGAAAAAGTTAGGCGATTTAATTAACTCTTATGTGAAAGCTGATGCAGAGATGCAGATTTCTATTATATATAACTTGTTGAATAGCACTGTAGACAATACATTTAAATTCTATTCTTACAACGCTAAAAAGAAAGATGTTGAAAAGATAATTAAGAAACATTATAAAGGCAAGCACTTTAGCAATAGAGTTTGGGAAAACGAAGAAGAAGTTGCTAAGTATATGAAGAAGCAATTAAAAGATTTCCTAAATGGTAAGGTTAGTGTAAATAAGATAAAGAAAAATGTTGAAACCCTTTTTAATAGTGGTGCTTATAATGCTAAAAGATTAGCAGAAACTGAAATAAGCAGATGTGCTAGTGAAGCTTTTAATAAATTTGGTGATGAAGTTGGAATAAAAAAGGTAAGATACAATGCCCAGCTTGAAGCTTGCGACAAATGTAAGCCTTTTGATGGGAAACTTTATGATTTTGATAACAAGCCAGAACTACCAAAACATCCGTTTTGCAGATGTTATTACGATATCATTGAATAATTAAGTCTTAGGAAACTAAGGCTTTTTATTATGCCTTTTATAGCTTACCACAAGGCTTTAAAGAATGGGATAGCAATAATATTAAGTTGAACTTTATGGGGCATTTATGAACTGTAAGGGGCAAGGAGGAAATATGAAAAAAAGCGAATTATTAAAGCTAATAGAAACAATAGCTGATGATGGGGACATAAACGAAGTAATTCTTGGGGCTGACGAGTTTAAGGGATTAGGAAAAGTGGACTTATCTAAGCTAACCACTGATGAGTTTAAGAACTTATTAACAACAAATGAAGCAATTAAAGGCTATATGACTTCGCATGATGATAGCATTAGGTCATCTGCGGTAGAAACCTTTAAAAACGGAAAAATGAAAGAACTTATAGATAAGGCGGTTGAAGAAGCAAAGAATGGAAAGAAAACTCCAGAGCAAGAAAGAATTGAAGAGTTAGAAAAGCAATTTGCTGAATCACAAGCCCAAATTCAAAGGCAAAACACTATTAACAAATATACAGGAGTTCTAAAAGAAAAGGGATTGCCTACTGAACTAGTAGATTTTGTTTATGGTGATGGCAAAGAAGAAACTATTGATAAGAATATTGAAACTTTAGGGACAGTATTCACTAGTGCTATTGATAGTGGTGTTAAATCGAAGTTAGGTACAAGTTCTTATGTACCACCAAATGATGATGCAACAAATGCACTTGATGCACAAATTGCCAGTGCAATGGGTGTAAAATAATTTATTTAAAAAGGATAGGTGATATTTTATGGCAAATACATTAGCGTATGCAACTTTATTTCAACAAAATTTAGATAAGGCAGCAGTTCAACAAGCTAGAACTGGCTGGATGGAAGGTAATGCTGGACAGGTAATCTATAAAGGTGGTAAGGAAGTAAAGATTCCTAAGCTTTCTATGGACGGATTAGGGGACTACGATAGAAATGGTGGTTTCAATGGTGGTTCAGTTACTTTCGAGTATCAAACAAAGCAAATGACACACGATAGAGGTAGATCATTCTCTATAGATGAACTTGACGTTGATGAAACTAATTTTGTAGTTACTGCTTCAACTATAATGGGAGAATTCCAAAGAACTAAGGTTGTACCAGAAATTGATGCAACAAGAATAGCTTCTCTTGCAACTATGGCTATTGGAGTTGCTGACGACACACAAGTCAAGTATGGATATACACCAGCAAAGGCAAGTATCGTTGACGAAATTAAGGCTGGTATAAAGAGAATAAGGGAAGAAGGATTTGAAGGCGATTTAGTCTGCTATGTAACTTATGATGTTTCAATGTTAGTTAGTCAATATTATGGCGAAAAGTTATCGGCTGCAACATTTGCAATTAATGGAGTAGATACAAGAGTTCCAGCAATAGATGGCGTACCACTAGTAGAAATGACTTCTAACAAAATGTACACAAAGTTAAAGTTTAATGATGGTAAAACATCAGAGCAAACAAAAGGTGGTTTTGAAAAGGCTTCTGATGGAAAGTCAATTAACTTCTTATTAGTGGCTAAAGAATGCCCTATTGCAGTTTCAAAAACAGATAACATGAGAATTTTCAGCCCAGAAATAAACCAAAAGGCTAGAGCTTGGGCCATGGATTATAGAAAATTCCACGATATATGGGTTCCAGATAACAAATTAAAAGGTTTATACGTAAGTGTAAAAGAAGCAAAGTTACCCTAGTGAAGCCCTAGACAATGCTAGGGTTGGAAAAGCCAAAGTTGGTAAAGCAAAAGTAGGAAAGGGTGAATAGTATGGCGTATAAAAAGCAAACTTGGAACGATAACGATGTAATAACAAAGGCTAAATTAGATCATATAGAAGAAGGTATTGCAAGTATAGAACTTACTCCAGGACCTAAAGGAGAAACAGGTGCACAAGGACCAGCAGGACCACAAGGTGCTACTGGTGAAGCTGGACCACAAGGACCAGCAGGACCTACAGGACCTAAAGGGGATAAGGGGGAAACAGGTGCACAAGGACCAGCTGGTCCCAAAGGTGCAGATGCAGTAATCAATAAATTAAACAAAGTAGATGCTTTAGCTGCTGATTCTGCAACTACACAGCAAATAGCAACTGCATTTAATAGTTTAATTGCAGATTTAAAAGAAAAAGGGTTAATGAATAGTCAATAGAAAGTAAGAGGGGGACATCCCCCCTTTTTTATAGGTGGTGACTTATGTTTACAGATGAAGAGTTAGAAGAAATGGCGGTATTGGCTATATATAATTATTTTAATGGTGAATATACAAAGGATTATATAAAAGAAAATTTTAAATTAGCATTAAAAGTATTGGTTGAAAACATTAAGGGGACCAGTAAATTAACAGGGGTTAGTAGTATAAGTGAAAATGGCACATCTATTACCTATAAAGATGGCTATGAGAAGTTTACTTTAACAAGTGATGTACTTGCATTACTTCCTAAAAAGAAAAATTTTAAAGTCTGGTAGGTGATTAGATGGGTGTATTAATTAAAAATGCAGATATAACTGTCTATCATCATTTCTTAGATGAAAACAAGATAGATGCTTATAAAAGAATAAATATTAATGGTGTTAATTGGAATAGTAAAAGAAATGCTACTGTATCAGATAAGGGAGTTAATATAGCTTACACTACAATGATAGTCGCTGATAAAAGCGATTATGAGGTCACTACAGGCGATAAGGTTGTTAAGGGTAATATTAGTCTAGATATAACAAGATTAAGTGACTTGAAGGATTATACAGTCCTTACAGTTGTAGGTGTACAGGAAAATAATACCATGCAAACACTTAATATTGAATGCAAGTAGGTGTTTTATATGGGTGTTAAGGTAAAAATGGATTCTACTGATAAAATACTTGGTAAAAGAAAACTTAAAAAGGGTGGACCAGCGCAAGTTTATTTTACTAAACAGTGTGCAAAGTGGATGAATAACTATATTCCTTACGATACCGGAAAGCTTAAAGATAAGAATGTAGAAGTAGGCACAGATTTTGTTAAGTATAATACTCCTTATGCTAAGAAACAGTATTACACCAATAGTGGTAAGGGGAAGAAAAATAAGGTAGGTATTAGGGGTAAGTTCTGGGATAAAAAAATGTGGGCAGATAAGAGAAAAACTATACTTAAAGCTCTAGCAGACTTCGTAGGAGGTAAGGACAAGTGAAGATAATAGAAGCAGTTAGGAAGTATATAGGCGAATTAGATTGTATGTCTATATTCGACAGTGCTATTAACATTAATTATTTAGCTGGGGAAGTGGATAGCTTTTCTATAGAAGAAGTACCAACTAACCCAATAGTAAAAAAATATATAGATGGTTCTAGTATAAGGCAATTTCAATTTGTCTTTTGTAGTAGAGAGCCTTACGGGGCAGAAATTTTGCAGAATATTGAAAACAGTACGTTTTATGAAGATTTTGCGAGTGAAATAGAAGAAAAAAATGATAAAGATATATTACCGATATTGGGAAATGGTTTAGAACCAAGGAGTATTGAGGTAGTAAGTACTGGATATACAGTAGATGTTACGGAAGACACTGCTCTTTATCAAATAAATTTAAATCTTAAATATTATAAGGAGTGATATTAAATGGCTATTAGAAAAAGAAAAATACAAGCTAACTATTTAAAAGTTAAAGAGGCTTTTGAACTATTAGGGACAGGATTTACAGAGTTAAATGAAAGTCCGTCCGCACAAACTACATCTAAGAGATATATTAATCAATCAGGCTCTACTCAATCTATTACAGGATATGAATGGAGTACTAGCTTTAATACGGACCAAATTGTATCAAATGAAGCTATAGAATTTATTAGAGACATTGGGGAAATGCAAAAAACAGGCGCTGAAACAGAAACAGAATACATTATTGTTGATTTAGATAAAGCAGCAGCAACAGAGGGGACTTTTAGAGCTAGGCAATTCAAAGTTGCAATCGCAGTAGATAGCTTTGATGATAATGATGGAGAATTAGGTATTAGTGGTAGTTTCTTAGGACAAAGCGATCCAATTGAAGGTACATTTGCAATTGATGAAAAAACATTTACAGTAGGTTTTACACCTAAAACACAAGATTAGGAGGAACAATAAATGAAAATTAATGGTGTTGAATTAGAAGACTTAGATGTATATGATGTTGAAGTAGCTGAAAAGTATGATAAAGCATTAGAAACAGTTAAAAATATATCTGAAGAAGTAGATATAATGAGTTTATCGGAGGGAATTAGATACCAATGCAATTTGATTTTTGACTTCTTTAATACTATGTTTGGAGAAGGTGCTGATAGAAAAATATTTGGAAATAAAGTTAATTTATTAACTTGCTTAAAAGCTTTCGAGGAATTTGTTGAGATAATTAATGAACAGAAGAAAGAAATTGATAAATTGGCAAATAAATATTCCCCAAACAGGGCAACAAGAAGAAGTAAAAAATAATGAATATTCTAGTTGATTTAGTCCCAAGTACAGTTAACATTGAGGGTGAAGATTACAAGATATGTAGTGATTTTCGCACCTCCATTTTATTTGAATTATTAATGCAAGACAACTCTGTAGGGGAAGAAGATAAAATTCTTTTTGCATTACAACTTTATTATCCAGTTGTTCCCCAAAATATTAATGAAGCTATAGAACAAATGTTATGGTTTTATAGATGTGGCAAAGATGTAAGTAAGTCTAAAGGAAATGGCAAAGGTAAGAGTGCCACTCAAATTTATTCATTTGAACATGATGATGATTATATTTATGCTGCATTTATGGACCAATACGGAATTGATTTACAGGATATAAGCTATTTGCATTGGTGGAAGTTTAAAGCTATGTTTAAGGCTCTAAAAGAAGATAATGAGATAGTAAAGATAATGGGATATAGAAGTACTGATTTGTCTAAAATTAAAGATAAAGAACAAAAGGCTTATTATAAAAAAATGAAAGAACTTTATAAAATCCCTATTTCTACAGATGAGGCAGACAAGCTGAAAGAAATAGAAGAAGCTTTATTAAATGGGAAACTTTCACAAAAACTATTGTAAAAAATGGATAAATTATCCCTTGTAGTGTATAATTTTATTATATATGTATGTAAAGGGGGAGAGAGTTTGTGAAGTGTTCTAAATGTGGAAGTAATAATGTTAATGTCCAAGCAGTCACAATGGTAAAAAATAAAAAACATGGTTGTTTATATTGGTTATTAATTGGATGGTGGTTAGAAATATTTATGTGGTTATTTTTAACTTTACCATGGATCATAATTAAGATATTTAAACCTAATAAAGTTACTAGTAAAATACAGAAACAAGCAGTTTGCCAAAATTGTGGGAACACATGGAAAATATAATATGCTGAAACATCTACCTAATTGGTAGGTGTTTTTTATTTTTATAAAGAAAGTAGGTGAGAATATGGCTGATGGTTCAATAATTATTGATACCAAAGTAGATAGTTCGGGCGCTGAAAAAGATGTTAAAGGACTTAGTAATAGACTAAGGAATACGGCTAATAAGGCTTTAGGAACTGCGTCTAAAATAACTGCTGGAATGGTAACAGTAGCTACAGGGGCAGTTGCTGCATTAACAAAGGTCTCTGTTGAGCAATACGCTCAATACGAGCAATTAGTGGGTGGTGTAGAAACCCTTTTTAAAGATAGTAGCAACAAGGTTTTTGAATATGCAGATAATGCTTATAAAGCAGCTGGAATGAGTGCAAATGAGTATATGTCAACCATAACTGGTTTTTCTGCTTCATTATTGCAAGGGCTAGGTGGAGATACCAAAAAAGCTGCTGAAATAGGTAACAGGGCAGTTATTGATATGGCAGATAATGCTAATAAGATGGGAACTGCTATAGAGAATATACAAAATGCTTATCAAGGATTTGCAAAACAAAATTATACAATGCTGGATAATCTTAAGCTGGGCTATGGGGGCACCAAGACGGAAATGCAAAGACTTCTTGCTGATGCCGAAAAGCTAAGCGGAATTAAATATAATATTAATAATTTCAGTGATATTATAGAAGCTATTCATGTAATCCAAAATGAAATGGGGATAACTGGCACAACTGCAAAGGAAGCCTCCGAAACTATCGAGGGTAGTTTAAACATGACCAAGTCTGCTTGGACTAATTTAATGACAGGAATAGCAGATGATAATGCTGATTTCGATAAACTAGTAAATAATTTTATCGATAGTGTTAGCACTTTAGGTAAAAACTTATTGCCAAGGGTAGAGACAATTATAAGTGGTATCGGAAAGCTAATTGATAAATTACTACCAACTATAATTAATAAAATACCTGATTTAATAAGTTCTATATTGCCTAACATGGTGAAGTCAGGAATTAACTTAACTACTTCTCTTATAGATGGCATGGTTAAAACATTGCCAGTATTATTAAAGGTTGGTTTAGAGGCATTAATTACACTTGGAAAAGGTATTGTAGAAAGTTTACCGGCTTTAATACCAACTATAGTTAATTTAATGATTTCTATGTGTGATATGATAATTGAAAATTTACCTTTGATAGTAGATGTAGCAATAGATATTATACTAGCTTTAGTACAAGGATTAGTTAGTGCTTTGCCTACGTTAATTGCAGAGGTTCCTAGGATAATAAATAGTTTTGCAAATGCTATATACAATGCGTTACCTCAAATACTTATGGCAGGTGTTCAAATTATAGGAATGCTTATTAAAGGATTGATTCAGTCTATACCAACACTAGTTGCTAATATTCCACAAATAATAATGGCTATAGTAAATGTATTTACCTTAATGAATTGGGCCAGTATTGGTAAGAATTTAATAACTGGTATTGGCAATGGAATTAAATCTATGGTATCTAACATAGGTACAATTGCTAAGTTTACTGCTGAAAGTGTTGTTAATGGAATAAAAACGATATTCACGTCAGGTGGAAGTATTGGGAGGAACTTAATAAGTTGGGTTGCTAATGGTATAAGTAGTTCAGTAGGTAATTTAGTACAAGCTGCCAAGAATGTAGCTATAAGTGCAATTCAAGGATTAAAGAATATTCTTAGTTGGGATAACGCAGCTAGTATAGGTAAGAATCTTATACAAGGTCTCTGGAATGGTATTTCTAATATGGGTGGCTGGATAATGGATAAAATAGGAGGCTTTGCTAGTAATATAATTGGAGGAATTAAAGATTTCTTTGGGATACATTCACCTTCTCGTGTAATGAGAGATTTGATAGGTACTAACATAGTAAAAGGTATTGGTGTAGGTATTGATATAGAGACTCCTAATTTAGAAAAAGATATTGATTCTAATATGTTAGATTTACTTGCTAAAATGAAGGGGACTGTAGATTATGAAACTGCTAAAACTACTGCTAGAGTAGCAATAGAAAACAATAGAAGTTTAGGTAATAGTCAAGATGATGTTGAAAACAATGATACTACTAATAATAATAGAAATGTAGTAGCCTTATTTGATATAGATGGTAGAAGGTTTATGAGAGCCATAGCACAATATCAAGATGAATTTGAAGTTTACAATGAAAGGAGATTGACTTAAGTGTTAAAAGAAGGTGATATTTATTTTAACGGAAATAGAAGCTTAGATATGAATTTGTTTTTAGAAGAATATCCAACCATTCCTATTGCGACAGAAGATTATGAAGAAGTTGAAGTTGATGGAAGAAGCGGAAATTTGATAATAAATAAAGGGACATATCCGGATAAAAAAATACCTTTTACATTTACCATTCAATCTCCACAAATAGAGATTGATTTTGAAAGAGTATATGAATGGCTTACAGAAATAGAAGATAATAGACTTGTTTTTGGCAGAGAAGATAGGTGTTATAAAGTTAAAAAAGTTATTTTTGGTAACATACAAAAAGAGTTTAGATCATTAGGCGAATTCAAAGTGACTTTTCTATGTGAACCATTCTCGGAGGATTTAACTCCTATAATAAATGAAATAACTAGTAATAACTTTAAGATATATTACAATGGTAATGCTCCAGGAGATACATTAATAAAAATTTATGGTAGTGGAAATATTCAATTAACTATAAATGGTGAAACAATGCAAATTAAAAATGTTAGTAATTATGTGGAAATTGATAGTCACTTAATGCAAGTTAGAAATCAAGATAAAACCTCTAAGGATAATGATACCTTAGGGAATTTTGTTTTACTTGAAAAAGGAGAGAACACAATTTCTTATACTGGAACAGTGACAAAAATAATAGTTGAATACACTACAAAGTATAAAAGTTAGGGGGATTATATGAAGAAAATAATTAAAATATCTATATTCCCTTCTGAAACTTCTAGGGATAAAGTATTACAAAGTAATGGAACAGTATTAGACAATATATGTTTAAGTGCTGAAACTGATGAAAGTATCATTGATGGAAATTATATCTTCAATGGTACTTTTTTACTTGATAGTGATGGACTTTGGAAAGAAATAGAACAGGAATGTATATTAAAGGTAAGATTGGACTATGGACAAGAGATTTTCCGTATAGCTAGCATAAGAAGGAATAGAAGAGATATAGAAGTTATTGCAAGGCAAATTACTATAGCTGAAACAGTTAACTTGTGGCTTGATGATGTAAGGCCTACCGATACTAATGGTCAAGGTGCTTTAAGTTGGTTATTAACTAATGCTATAGGGGTAAAAGAAATATTTGTAAATAGCGATATACCTATTACATCTACTGCTTATTACATGAGAACCAATATGTATAATGCAATCCATAGTAATGATAATTCCTTTATGGCTAGATGGGGTGGCGAAGTTCAAAGAAGGGGTTACAATCTTACTATCAACTCTAAGATAGGCACAGATAGGGGAGTAAGTATTAGAAGTAGAAAGAACCTTACAGGGTTTGAAGATGATACAGATATAAATAAGCTAGTTACTAGAATTAAGCCAGTTGGATTTGATGGAATAACTATAGATGGATATGTGGATAGTCCATTAATAAATAACTATGCTAGGGTTTATACACTAGAAGTTAAATATGATGATGTAAAAGTCATTAGTGAAAATGATAGTGAAGGATATGAAACTTTAGCGGATGCACAAGCTGAATTAATAAGAAGGGCAAAGTTAGAATTTAGCCAAAACCACGTGGACGAATTAAGGGCAGATTATAGAATTAACTTTGTATCTTTGGACCAAACAGAAGAGTATAAGGGAGAATATGAAGTACTTGAAAGAGTTTATTTGGGTGATACAGTATCAGTTCATGTAGATAAATTGAATGTAGATATAAAGGTTAGGGCATTAACTAGAAAGTTTGATGTGTTAAGGCAAATGGTTAAAGAGGTTACTTTATCTAATGTACCATTAACGGAGAAGAAAGCACCTTCTATTAATCAAGTTCTTAATCAACTTAAGAATCAAATTTCAAATAATAACAATAGTGTTGCTGATTATATTCAATCTATGATTAATTCTGGAAATACCGATAGTTATGTTGTTATAAGACCGAATGAATTATTAATTATGGATAATAAAGATATTAATTCAGCTATAAATGTAACTAGATATAACAAAAATGGGTTGGGTTTTTCAACTACTGGATATTATGGTGAATATAAATATGGATTTACTATAGATGGCAAAATAAATGCCAGTTTAATATCTACAGGAATACTTACTGCAATATTAATTCAATCTTTAGATGGAAGTTGCAAGATTAATCTCGAAACAGGGGAAGTTAACTTTAATAAAGGAATAATAAAAGGATTAAATTCAGAATGGAATTTAAATACTGGAACCTTTAAAACGGAAAAAATTGAGCCATATGGGACTTACTCAACAGAAATTGGCGCAGGTAGAATATATTCTAGAAATTTATTAGATGTGAGAGCCGATAATGGAATGAATTTTAATGCGGATAATTTTGCATGGTTCAAGAGAGAGGGTGGCGGTTCCATTATGAGTTTAGGAGTAGAAAATAAAAGATTTGATGTTGTTATGGATAGAATATATTTAATAAGTGACCGAAATACAAGTATAGATATAGAAGAAGGAAATATAAAATTATATGGAAATGTTTTTATAAATGGAGTTTCCTATAATTCTGTAATAGCAAGTCTAACTAATTTAGAAATACGAGCTATGCAAAGCGAGGGAATAATATGATAAACGAAATTTATGTGATATCATTAGCAAACTATATAAAAAGTGGTGTGATAAATCCCAAAACTAATAATCCTTTCTGCATTGAAGATATAAAGAAAGAAGAATATATAGAACCGGTAAAGATGAAGATAGAGGAAATGGGGGTAAGGAAGAATGAAATTAAAGCCGCAAATAATTAAAGTGCATCTTAACAGTAGTAAATACCAAGAACCTATAATAATCAATCAATATAATCGGAATATTCCTTTTATATTTGAAGTATTTAACCAAGACGGAACTCCCGCAGTTATAAACAGTAATGACATTATAAAAATAGAAATGGCTTTAGGAAATATAGCGATAATAAAATCCACTGGATTTACTATAGATGGAAACAAAGTATCGTGGGCATTAGATAGAGAAATATCTTTAAATAGTGGCAATGGTACTTTTAATTTTATAATAGAAGATTCTAATAATACTAGAGTGAGTAGCAGCAAGATAGATATTAAAATAGAAAATAACAGTATAGATGAGAACACTCAATCTAGTACCTTTTTAATAACAGTAATGGAAAAGCTACAAGGCTTAATAACCAATGCTAGTAAGATATATACCGAAGCCAATTTAGCCAATTATGTTAGAAAAGAAGTAGGAAAAGGATTATCTAGCAATGATTATACAAGTCTAGAAAAAGCGGAAGTTGCAAAAGTAAAAGATAAATTAGACAAAGCAAGTTTATTAGACTTAACTTATCCAGTTGGTTCTATTTATATGTCTGCTAGTAATGTTAATCCATCAAATTTATTTGGGGGTACTTGGGAGGAGTTTGCAAAAGGTAAAACCTTAATCGGAGTAGATACATCACAAACAGAGTTTAATACAGTAGAAAAAACTGGTGGTTCGAAAACACATAAGTTAACTATAGATGAAATGCCAATTCATACACCTAAGTGGAACGGTTATTCGGCAGGCAGTTTATATACAGGAAGTGGCACTAGTGTTACACATGCACTATTTGGGAACGATACTTGGAATGGAAGTAAAGCCAATGGTATACAGCCAGTAGGTGGTGACCAACCACATAATAACTTACAACCTTATATTACTTGTTACATGTGGAAAAGAATTAAATAGGAGGTAGGATATGGGGAATATATTAACAGAGGTTATATTAACTGCTAAAGAAGAACTAGATCAAGCTTTAAATAAAGCAAATAACGTTATACCGCAACTGATTGACGATATAGATAAAAAGTTAGAAGAAACTAAAGAATTAGTTGATGGGGCTGGTGCTGCTTCTAAGCAAGAAGTAGAAGAAGTTAAGTCGTCCTTGGAAGAAAAGGCGAATGTAGATAAATTCAAAAGAGTTTCGAGTGAAGTTAATGGAGTAAAGAGGGAAAGAAAACCAATACTGGTGTTTGTATCTGACGATTTACATCCTAATGATTGGAATTACAGAGATATATTTATTAATAATGGTGTGGCTTGTTCAATTCCAGTTGCATGTACAAATCTTACAGATGACTTAGTTCAAAAATGTTTAACATTGCAAAATGAATATGGTTATGAATTTGGTTCACACACAGTAACACATGCTGATTTAACTACAAAAACTACACAAGAAATTCATTATGAATTAGGTGAAAGCAAAAAGATAATTGAAAGCAAAGGATTGATTTGTAATAACTTCTATGTTCCTTTTGGGAGGTACACAACAGAAGTTCTAGATATAGCAAAAAAATATTATAGGTCAGTTAGAACTTCTAATAACGGTTATAATAAACCACCTATTCCAACTTTTTCACTAAAAAGTTACTGGTTAGACCCGCCAAATACTAACGGTGAAACACTTGAAGAGTTTAAAGCATATGTAGATACATGTAAAGCTGATAATAGTATGCTTATATTTGGATTTCATACTGGAACAGTAGATAGAGCATTTATGGAAAATATTGTTGATGTGTTAATAAAATATGCTAAATCTATTGGTGTTGAGATAATGACACTTGATAAAGCTTTAGACAATATAGGTAACAGTATTGATATAGGAAGTCACTATAACACACCGAGTACAGATGGGTTTGTAATTGACTGTGAAGGTAAAATATGGTCAAAATATTTAAATAGTATTTTACCAATTAATAACGTAAGTAATATTTTATCAAGCCATATACCAAGTGATACTGAAAAACTAAAAATAACATTGAGTGAAGTCACAACTTCTAATGCAACAGGTTATCCCAAAAATAAAGCTGGATTATTAGTAAGTTTTAAATCATATAGTAATGATTATATTCTTGAGTTATATTCAACTAGAAATGGTCAACTGTTTTATAGAAATGCTAACGCTGGAAATCCTAATGTATTTAACGCTTGGAATGAAATATTAACAAGTGCATCACAAATAGACATAATAGATAATACAAAAACAATTAATTCACCACCAACTGGTGCTGATGGTTTTTTATTTAATCACGTAACTCACACAAGTATTATGAGTTCTAATGGAACGCCTACTAATACAAGAGGACAACTAAAAACTGTAAGATTTGATTTACCCGCATATCAAGAATTTACTCCCGAAAATAAAGCAGAAAAGTGGATGAGATGGGCAACAAGTGGGACTGCTTGGGGTGAATTTACCAAGATGATTTAATTCACAGTTGACCGAAAGGACGACATAACTAAATAAAGATTTAAGAGAGATTTAGAGTAATTCTAAGTCTCTTTTTTATACAAAAAATAAGGAAGGTGGTACAAATGTATGGAGGGGGAAGTAATTAAATATTTTATAACACAAGGGGCATTTGCAGTGCTTTTTATGTGGCTATTGATAGATACTAGGAAGGATAGTAAGCAAAGGGAAGAAAAGTACCAACAGACAATAGATAAATTAGCGGACAAAATCAACATAGTTGAGGATATTAAGGAAGATGTAGAAGAAATAAAAAATAAATTAAATAAATAAAGGGGAGAGTGTTATTAATGAAAGAAAGATTAGTAAAAAAGTTAACAAGTGCTAGATTTTTGATGGCTATAATTTTCACACTAGTTATAAGCTACATGGCTATAACTGGAACTATAAGCGGAGAGCAGTTCGTGCCGTTGGCAACAATGGTAGTTGCTTTCTACTTTAGTAGAGATAAAGAACAGAATATTAATCAAGAGGGGTAATATCCCCTCTATTTTTTATTTTAAAGGAGGTATTTTATGGACGTAATAGATATAAGTAATCACAATGGTTCTATAGATTTCAATAAAGTTAAAGCTGCCGGAATAGATACTATTATAATGAAGGCCACAGAGGGTGGAAGTTATATAGACCCAATGCTAGAAGAAAATTATAAACAAGCTTTAGGCAAGGGATTTAATATTGGATTTTATCATTTTCTATATGAGTTATCTGACCCCAAAAGACAGGCTAACTGGTTCTGGCAGAACATCAAAGATAAAGAATTTAATGTAATTCCGGTTTTAGATGCAGAAAGAAATAACAATAATAAGTTTAACAAAGAAACTTACACTAAGTTTTGTTTAGATTTCCTAGAAGAGTTTAAAAGATTAAGTGGAATAGATTGCATTCTGTATACTTACACCAGCTTTGCCAATTCATTAATGGATAGCAGATTAAAGCCTTATAAGCTATGGGAAGCTAATTATTATACCAATAATGGTCAAAGGCACAATAGAAAAGGGCTAACTAATATATGGGGAAAGGACATTGTAGGCCACCAGTACACTAGCACTGGTAGAGTAAATGGAATAAATACAAATTGTGATCTAAACGACTTTGAAGAAAGTATTCTATTAAACAAATCAGAAAATCTAAGTAAACCAGTAAATAATCCAGTTAAGGGGGAATCAAAATTGTTAGAACAATGCAAGAGTAATGTATTAACTTTTGGAGAGAAAGGAACATATGTATATTTAGCTCAAAGCGCTATGAAAGCTTTAGGGTTATACAATGGTCCTATAGATGGTTCATATGGTCCAGCTAAAGGGAATGGAAGTTTTTATCAAGCAGTCGTAAATTTAAATTCTAAGTTAGGATATAAAAACGATTCTAGATTAGGACCAGCTTGCTGGACTTATATACTAACTAAGTAGTATAATATATTAGAAAATTTAATTATCTATTTTATCAAAGCCAGTAGGTGGGGAGAAATCCTTGCTTACTGGCTTTTTTATTTTAAAGCTTTATTTATATTCCAAATAGTGGTAAAATATTACTATAAGGTGGTGATGGTTTGGTTAAGAATAGATTGTTGGAGATTAGGCTTTCATTAGGCTATAAAAAACAAAAAGAATTTGCAGAATATTTAGAGGTAAGTAAGGCTAGTTACAATAAATGGGAAAATAATTCTAGCCAACCAGGAGTAGAAACTATTTTACTGATAGCAAATAAGTTAAATTTAAAAATAGAAGATATAGTTTATTTAGAGAATATAGATTAATTCTGTGTTCTCTTTTTATTTTATATAGAAAAATAATTAAAGAAAAATAAAATTAAAAAATAAAAAAGAAAATTAGGAAACTTTTTATCCTTTAGTACATACATATAAACTATAAAGCAAG